TAAGCACAGAGCAATTATGAAGGTGCTGGAGAAGTACAACATTTGGAGTTTTCGGGGTGACACGCTCGCAGAGGCTCTTGACAAGCGCCTTTCCCGAACCGTCCCGGAGGATATTTCCTCTGTCCGACACACGCTGGAGGCCGTGGTTGAACGGCTCAAGAGAATGGAGGCGGCAAACGCCGATGGATCTGAATAAGAAGTGTTGCGGGACCTGCGCGGATGAGGACTGCAGAACAAGGAAAACAGACAGCATGAACGGAGTATTTCTTCGCCATGACTATTGCGAGTGCAACGGGTATCCGCTTTGGAAGCCCAGATACCAGAAGGAACAGGAGGAGCCACATGAAAAAGGGTATTGATATCTCCAGCTATCAAAAAGGGCTGGACGTCTCTACGTTGCGAGGAAAGGGGATCGACTTTGTAATCCTCAAAATCGGAGAAGGGAGGACGCTCACGGATCCGTGTTTCGATCAGTTCTACAGCGAAGCAGTCAAGACGGGGATCAGTGTGGGGGCATACTTCTACAGCTATGCAACGACCACAGTGGAGGCCATCCGTGATGCACAGAGAGCTTTGATCTTGGCCAATGAGAGATCACTCCCGCTTGGAATTTACATGGACGTGGAGGACAGCTCGCAGCTTGCACTGTCGGATTCTTCTCTCACAGCTGTGGTCAAGGCCTGGTGCGACACGATCCGCGCGGGCGGATATCGGCCGGGCGCGTACGGATCCGACGACAACCTGTGGGCGAAGGTCGGCCCGTCCTATCTTGGGGAAGACGTGCTTATCTGGGACGCCAAATGGAGCAGTGGCCGGCCGCACCTCGTATGTGACATCTGGCAATATACAAAACGCTTGACGGTACAGGGGTACAGCGGCCCGATCGATGGAGACAATGCTATGTCCGTGCGCTTTCTTGCACTGCTGGGAGAACATGAGGTTGCATCGGAGCCGCCGCCTGATCAGTCTGTCGAGGAAACGTCGTTCACGCTGCGCATCCCATCCCTGCAGTACGGCGACTTCGGGGATATGGTTAAGGCCCTACAGGGAGAACTGATCGCCTTCGGTTATTCATGCGGCGGAAAGAAAGATTGGCGCGGAGCAGAGAAGCCCGACGGAATCTTCGGCGCCGTAACGAAAGAATCAGTCCAGAAGTTTCAGCGTGCGCACGATATTACAGCTGACGGCGTTGTGCGCGCGGATACGCGCGCTGCTCTGATCTGCGCGGAGGTGAAACAGTATGCAAAGACATGAGCTCAAGATCGCGCCGGAATACTTCCGGGCAGTCTGGGAAGATCGGAAAAGGTCCGAGCTCCGGTATGACGATCGAGGATACCGTGTCGGTGACGTCCTGCTCCTGCGTGAATTCAAGGATGGAGAATATACAGGATCCCGTCTGGCAGTTAAAGTGACACATATCCTTCGAAGCGGACCGGGCCTCGGCCTGCAAGAAGGGTGGTGCATTCTCTCCTTCATTCACGTAGGAAAAGAAAAGGAAGAAGGGGACATCGTCAAAGCACTGCGCACTTGCTCGGTCGGTGCTCCGTGCGCAGACTGCCCGCAGAAGCCGAAGAGATGGAACTGCGATTGGAAATTGATGGGTCAGGCTGCTGATCTGATCGAGCACATGGAGCTTGAAGTACATAACTACCGCAAGGCTCTTGAAGCAGTGGAGACGCGACTGCACAAAGGAACGGGAGGGGATCAGCATGGATGAGTATTTCTTTACCGACGCTCCGAAAGCACCGGCGCCGTGCGTACGAAAAGACTGGCCGGCAAACAACGGGATAAGATGCCGGCCGGAAGATATGCACTGTGATGCTTGCGGCTTTAATCCGACCGTCAAGAAAGCGCGTATTCAAAAGCTCATGGCGCAGAGAAAAAAGCTCACAGTTCAGAAACCGGAATGGAGTTCATCCTATGAGGACGTTGATATCCGCTGTCCGTACTTCAAAGGCTTGGACGTAAAAAACAAATATGTGGTGTGCGACGGCGCACAGAAAAGGACAAGGCTCATGCTGCATATCTCTCGGAGAAGAGATTTTGAACAGTCGATCGAGAGACTATGCAAGAACCATTTCCGGGAATGCGTCATCTATCAGGCGATAGAAAAACACCAAGGTTAATTCACTCGGCCGGGGGCGTAAGCTTCCCGGCCGTTTCTTTTCTCTTTTTGTTAGAGAACAGGAAAGCCAGTCAGATAAAATAGATGCCAGATCAGATGAAGGAGGTGGGCATGTGGCCGCGAAGAAGAAGCCAAACTGGGAAAAGATTGCAACCGAATATATCACAGGCGACATTGCTATGTGCCCGCTTGCAGACAAATATCATGTGCCTGTCCGCACTCTTAAAGATCGCGCTCGAAAAGAATTCTGGACCCAGCAGAGGACGGATTACAGACTTCGAACAGGGAAAGCCGCTGCGGATAAAACTGCACCGTTGATTGCACCGGACGTCGAGCCGGAAGCGCAGGCTCAAACCGAGAAGGTTTTTATCGCGACGGACCTTGTCATGGATCGCGTCATTGAACTGCTCGAAAGGGATAGGCATCTCGACGGTCGTGAGCTTCAAGCTCTTATGACTACGATCAAGGGCGCCAAGGAAGTCAAGAATCTGCGTGATGCTCTCGATATCCAGGAGCAGAAAGCGCGGATCGCGGCGATGGAAAAGAACAATGCGCCGGCCACGAGCGAGGGCGTTGAGATCGAATTCATCGGGAAGGCCAAGGATGCTGCGGTATGAAACTGAGAATTCCAGAACCGTCTGAAAAGCAATGGTCTTTCTTGAAAGATCAGCATAAGTACGTCGCCTTCGGCGGGGCGCGCGGCGGCGGCAAGAGCTGGGCCGTGCGCGTCAAAGCTGTGCTGCTGTGCGAGAAGTATTCCGGGATCAAGGTGATGATCGTCCGAAAGACTTATCCGGAACTGCGGGCAAACCATATCGGACCGCTGTGTGATCTGCTGCGGTGCAATGCTGATCGCTCTCTACGATTCGCAGACTATAACGACAGCAAGAAAGAGATCCATTTTCCGAACGGCAGCATGATCCTGTTTCGATACTGCGACACGGACAAGGACGCTGACAGATTCCAGGGCACGGAGGTTGATGTGCTGTTTGTCGATGAGGCAACACAGCAGCCGGAAGAGCGCATGGATAAGCTGCGTGCCTGTGTCCGTGGCGTAAACGGATTCCCGAAACGGATCTATTACACCTGCAATCCCGGCGGCATCGGCCACGGATGGATGAAGCGCCTGTTCATAGACCGGAGCTATCATCCCGAAGAACGCCCCGAAGATTATGCGTTCATTCAGTCTCTTGTTACAGACAACGCGGCACTGATGGAAACGGATCCGGACTATATCAAGAAGCTGGAAGCACTCCCTCCAAAACTCCGCAAGGCCTGGCTTTATGGAGACTGGGACGTGCTTGAAGGGCAGTTCTTTGAAGACTTCCGTACTCGACCTGACATGACAGCCGCACGCAAAGCCGGTTACAAGCTGTCGGAAGAAGATCTCAAAGCACAGCACAGATGGACGCATGTGATAGAGCCGATCGACCTGTCACGTGGAACAGCTGCCGGATGGAAGATCTATCGGAGCTACGACTTCGGATATGGCAAGCCCTTTTCCTGCGCGTGGTGGGCCGTGGATTATGACGGGGTAGCCTACCGCGTACTTGAACTATACGGCTGCACAGATACGCCGAATGAGGGTGTGAAGTGGACGCCGGATCAGCAGTTCAAGGCAATTGCCAAGATCGAGCGAGAACATCCCTGGTTTCGCGGGAAGACCATACAGGGCGTGGCGGACCCGGCAATCTGGGACGCGAGCCGCGGCGAGAGCATAGCAGAGACAGCTGTGCGATACGGCGTGTATTTCTCCCCGGGAGATAACAACCGCGTGGCCGGATGGATGCAGGTGCATTACCGCTTCCAGTTTGATGAGAACGGATACGCGCGCATGTATATTTTCTCGAACTGCCGCGCCTTCATTCGCACGATCCCGCTGATGATGTACGACCAAACCCGCGCGGAAGATCTCGATACCAATCTAGAAGATCACGTGGCGGATGAAACAAGGTATTTCTGTATGAGCCGGCCGGTCAAGGCCATGCTCCCCGTAAGTGATGAGGTCGAAGTGATCGACCCGCTCAACCAATACAAGAATAGGAGGACGTAAATGGACGAGGTAAAGAAAGAGCATATTGAACCGCAGGAAACCCCGGAGAGTTCCCCTTACGGGACAGTTGACGGGAAGTATGTGCGGAAGCTTACCCGCAAACTGCAGCAGTACAAGGCAAGCAAGGTAAGGTTGGAACAGCGTGTTGTGGCAGCAGAGAACTGGTGGAAGCTGCGCAACGAGATGGAAGAAATGAAGGTCAGCTCTCTTGCCGATGGCGGGTTCCGTTCAAAGAGTGGCTGGCTCCACAATGTCATCGTGTCGAAGCACGCTGATGGAATGGAAGCATATCCCGAGCCGAACATTCTTCCGAGAGAGAGAAATGACGTTGAAGAGGCGCACCGCCTTGCGTCGATCATCCCGGTTGTCATCGAGCAGAATCACTTTGAGGATATCTATTCAGAAGCGCTGTGGGCCAAACTCAAATATGGCACCGGCGTCTATAAGGTGATCTGGGATCAGGATAAAATGAACGGCCTCGGTGATATCTCCATCGTGAAGGTCGATCTCCTTAATCTGTTCTGGGAACCTGGAATCGAGAATATCCAGGCCAGCAAGTATTTCTTTCATACATCTTTGGAAGATAACGAGACCTTGGAAGGCCAGTATCCCGAACTCAAGGGGAAACTCAAAGGTAGCACATTCACAGCCACGCGCTTTCTGTATGACGATACTGTATCCACCAGCGGCAAGACCACAGTCATTGAGTGCTACTACAAGAAGTGGATCAATAGGAAGCAGGAGCTGCATTACGTTCGCTATGTCGGCGACATCGTACTTTATTCTTCCGAGAATAAAGGGAAGCCGCTGTACGATCACGGCCTTTATCCGTTCGTGTTTGATTCGCTCTTCCCGGTCGAAGGCGCCCCGTATGGTTACGGCTTTGTAGATCTGTGCAACAATCCGCAGACCGCCATCGACCTGATGGACAGCGCCTTTATCCGCAACACGATGGTCGGTGCCATGCCTCGATACTTCAAACGGCAGGATGCCGGGGTGAATGAGGAGGAGTTCCTCAATCTGTCGAAACCGCTTGTCGCCGTGGACGGTAACCTGGGAGACGATGCGCTGAAGATCATCGACTTCCGCCCGCTGTCCGGAAACTATATCGACTATCTGCGCAACCGTGTCAATGAGCTGCGCGAGACTTCCGGCAACACGGAGACAGCGACAGGCTCCACCTCGCAGGGCGTGACCGCGGCGTCGGCCATCGCCGCGCTGCAGGAGGCCAGCGGCAAGGGCAGCCGTGATAGCACGAAGACAAGCTATCGCGCGTACAGCGAGGTCATCAACCTTGTTATCGAGCTGATCCGTCAGTTCTATGTATTGCCGAGACAGTTTCGCATCGTCGGGGCGAGCGGTGCCGAGGACTTCGTTACATACTCAAACGAAAAGCTCCGGCCGCAGCAACAGGGAACGCTCGCAGGTGTTGAGCTCGGTATGCGTCTGCCGGTATTCGATATCGAGGTACGCCCCCAGAAGGCCAGCACCTACACCAAGATGAGCCAGAATGAATTGGCAATCCAGTTCTATAATCTCGGTTTCTTCAATCCCCAGCAGGCCGATCAGACATTGATGTGCCTGGACATGATGGATTTCGACGGCAAGGATAACATCCGTCAGAAGGTCAATGAAATGAGCACGATGTATCGGGAAAACATCCAGCTCAAACAGCTGATCCTTTCCCTTGCTATGAAGTATGATCCGGATATGGCGCAGGGCTTGGCCGCTCGCTTCACCGGACAGCAGATGCCTGTTGCTCCTCAGAAAATCAGGGGAGATGTAGATCTGGAAAAGGTCAATACCAATGAAGCGACACATGTAATGAATGCACGTGCCCAGGCACGCGAGGCTTCACAGCCGGGAGGTATGTAATGATTCGTGCGGAATACAACCGGGTTGACTTAAGCCTTCTTGTGCGTGGCCATGCACAGAGTGCACCGAAAGGAGAAGACCTGATCTGTGCGGCGGCGTCCATCCTCGCCTTCACGGCTGAGGGCGTGCTTCAAAATGAAGAAGCGCATTTCATGCCGAGAATTTCACGGCGCAATGGAGAGTTCAGAATTGTATGTCAGCCAAAGGAAGGGCAGGTAGCAAGATGCCGGCAGATCTTCGATACCATCTTCACAGGCTTCGAGATCCTCGCGAATGAATATCCGGATTATGTGAGAGTGACAAAGGAGGAATAAGATATGGCAATGATGGTCCAGATGGCAGATGGCGGAGGCAGTGGAAAAAAGAAAGAAGAAACTGCCGTTCGACCGGAAGGTAGAACAAGGAATATTCAGGGAACCGGAAGCGGTCTATACCGTCGCGGAGAGGGACTGAACACCGGCCCGGTCGGTACTGGAACAGCTGAAGGCGCGAAGGTCGTTGCACAGTACGCCGGGAAAAGCACAAGCAGTTCCGGCGGCGGTGGCAGTAGTGGCAGCAGTAGCAGTTCGTCAGCCCCTCAGAAAGCTGAAGTTTATGAGGCAGCGGACTATGTTTCTACTTTGCCCCAGTTCCAGAAGCCCGAGGCGAATCCGGAGCTGCGTAAGCTTTACGAAGATGCCATGACCACGCTGGAGCGGATGAAGGGGGAAACTCCAACATACGGCAGCCAGTACGACGAACAAATCAAGAGCCTGTATGACCAGATCGTCGGACGGCAGCCGTTCAAGTACGACAGCGCCACCGATCCGCTTTATCAGCAGTACGTTCAGGATTATACAGAGCGTGGGCAGGAAGCCATGAGAGATACGATGGGAAAGGCCGCGTCGCTGACCGGCGGTTATGGATCCTCCTATGCGCAAGCGGTTGGCCAGCAGGCTTATGATTCTTATCTCCGGCGCCTCGGCGAAGTCCTCCCGGAAATGTACGGCATGGCGCTCGATACCTATAACGCCGAGGGCGATGCGCTTCAGAAGCAACTGCAGACAACCGCTGAGCTGGAGAGCAGTGATTATGCCCGCTATCTCGACAGGCTGAATCAGTATAACCGTGAGCTTGCGCTGGCGCAGGCCGATGCGGATACTGCCTATGCGCGAATGATCGACGATGATGAGCGCACCTATAGTCGCGCCGTCGATGATTACGAGAGACAGCTCACCGCGGACGATCTTGACTATGAGCGAAAGCAGGACTATTACAACCGCCTTGTCAGTTTGATCGGAATCGGTTATGCACCGACAGCTCAGGACTATGCCAATGCTGGTCTTTCCCCAACGCAGGGCGCAGCAATTCGACAGCAGTATCTCAATTCGATTGCGCCGTCATCCTCGGGTGGGGGAGGCGGTAGCGGCCGTACCGCAAAAACTACAAGCACATCTACGCCTGCGACACCGACGACAAAGCCCACAACCACTACGCCCAGCAAAGAACAGATGAAGCAGGAATATCTCGCTGAACTGGAACGCCAGGGTTACAGTAAGGGCAGCCAGCTGTATCAATCGGTATTACGTTCTTAATTAACCCACGAGGGAGGATCATACAAACATGATCGGCTATAGTGAATTTCAAAAGAGACGAGCGAAAGGGGAGAGCGTAGATCAGATCATGCGAGGCTCCCAGACTGCGAATAGCCAACAGCAGTATCAGCAGACCATGAACAAATCGGGTCTTCCGACCTATGATCAGTTCAGACGGGCAAGAGAATCCGGCGCGAGCGCACAGGATATCTTTCAGCGTTTTGCATCTGAACAGCAAAGTTCAACGCAGACACAGCCCAAAAGAGAATCTTCTTCTCCCAACATCAGCCCAGCGGAACAGTTCAGACAGGACCGTCGAAGCAAAGCTGAAGAGAAAAGGACCGAAGCACGATCTGCTTATGCTGACCTCGTGAGCGTTCGGGACAGTGTTAAGTCCCAGGCAGACGAGATGCTTGTTGATTACAATCAGCGAATTGAAGCCGGTGAAAGTCGGGAAGATCTTGCGGATTATTATCTCAAAATCCTTGATCGGCTCGACCGGGCGTCGGCCTACGATGAGCAGGTCAAGAGCGCTTACGACACTTTGAAAACCGCTGAGCAGGAATACAAAGATGTCTATGCTGATTATAATGCCGCAAGAGATGAGGTAAAGGCGTCACGGAGAAATCTCCGTGACGTCGAATCTCAGTATTCCGGATGGGCTACAGACGACCTTTCCGCGCAGAATGTAGAGGCGGCAATGAATGACGCCGAAGATGTAAAAGCCGCAAGAGAGCGGCTTGCAAAAGCTCGTGAAGAGTATATCAAGCAAGGCGGCAATCCGGATGCGAACATCTTCTCGGCCGGCCTGAAAGGATCCGCTGCGGGCGTCGTGGATGCATTCGGATATCTGCAAGAACTCGCCCTTCCTGAGAATGAAAAACGATGGGGTATCTTTACGACCGGCCACATGACCGATCAGCAGAGGCACCACCAGGAAGTGCTGGAAGCCAGAGAGAAAGCGCGGTATGAAGCGGAGCATGGCGCGGGGACTTATGTTTCGACGCCCGGCTACATCCGCACGCAGGATACAGCTGCGCGTCTTGCCCGTGAGAGTGCAGAAGAGACGGCAAGCATGAAAGCCGGACGCAGTCAACTGGGGCAGTTCGGTATTGACATGGGCGTTCAGGGCGTACAGATGGGTGCCGACGTCGTTGCTGGCAAAGTCATCCCCGGCGGATCGCTCTCCGCTATGGCGCTGCGCACATTCGGAAGCAGCGTGCGCGAAGCACGGGAAGCCGGAGCAGATATCTATCAGCAGGGCCTGTACGGAACAGCGGCTGCCGCAGTCGAAGTAATCAGCGAGATTGCCTTCGACGGCTTGGCAAAGGCATACGGCGCTGGCCTCGCTGACGATGTTGTCTCGCATGCAATTGGCAAGATCACCGACAATAAGTACGGGCAGCTTGCACTTGGCGTAGCCGCTGACGCGCTTGGCGAAGGTTTTGAAGAAGTGGCATCCGACCTCGCGAACCCGCTGCTGCGGGCTATCTATGACGAGCACGTATTCGACAACGGGTACCTCGGCGCGCTTGACGCCGGAGAGATTCTGTATGACTTCCTCATTGGCGCAGCAATGGGGGCTGCGGGCGGTGGCGTTGGCGACAGCGTAAATGCAATCGCCGAAAGCACCGGAGTAAAAGCCCCGGATGCGAGGGCACAGTTCTTTATGCAGGCCGGGCAGGACGGCATGAAGATCGGCGACGCCATGCGCATGTGGCAGAAGCACATGATCAAAGAGGGCTACGCCACGCAGACTGGAGACCAGCGCATCACCAACCGCGCGGGCGAACTGGAGCAGGCGATCGACGAGAAGAAGTTCGACCCCTTCCGCGAGCAGAAGATCAACAGACTGAACCAGCAGGCTGCGACCACCATTGCCCGCGAGGATATGCGCAAAACGCAGACGGCGGTCGAGCAGCGCATGCAGCAGCTCGGCGAGGAAAACAGCGAACTGGCCGAAGCGATCACGATGGTCGCACTCGAAGGCGAGGCCGAGCGGATCGGCGCGAGAGACATGCGCAAGGTCGGCAGCGTAACCGCAACCGAAGCACAGCACCGCATGGTCGAGGCAAGCCCGATCGCGCAGAAGATCCTCTCCGAGAT